ACACGTCAGGCAAGTCCATCTCGCCAGGCGGCGGGGCGTTCTTTTCCTGTTCTTCGGCTTCGGCAATCGCTTCATCCGTTATTCCGCCAAACATGCCGGTATTCGGTGCAGACGCCTTCAACTCCTTCATGCCGTCGCTGATCTTGAGCAGGTTCGCATCCACCGCGGCAGTCACAGATTCCACAGTCGACTTGGCGATGGTGGATTTCTCCACCTCGCTCATTTCCTGAAGATTGCGGAATTCGAATCCGAAGTAGTCCGGAAGGGGCTTGCCGAGCGATGACATAGACATCACGGCAAACAGGCGGTGCAGGGGATTGCGAAAGCGCCGCTCCTGGTTCTGCTTGACCTTCTCATGCCATTGCTTCATCTCGCCTTCGCCAGTCGCATTGAGACCGGCGGGAGACTGACCAAACAGGCGGGTAAAGGGCATGCCGAGCGAGCCGCACAGTTGCTGCGCGAACTGGGTCAGCATGTCGGACAGACCGGAAAACGCATATTGGTGCGTCTCGAACTTATCCTTGCCGTCGACGACCGTAATCCCTTCGTTTGTTTGCGCCAGTCGAATGAACTCCATCTGCTTCTTAAGTGCGGCCAAGGCCGGGCCGCCCATTGCGATAATGTCTCGCAGCTTGTCGACCGTCATAGTGCGCAGATGCGCCTTGTAGATCAGCTGTCCAGCACCTACCGAGGCGCTATCGAACGCAATCAGGCGGTCGTACATCGGCTCGAGAACCGACAGGCCCCAGCCGTTTTCTGACACGCGCTGATAAAACGGCAGGTCGGCACCGTCCAGACGTATCACGCGTGTGTAGTGGATCTTCGCCTTCGGAATCGCGGCATAGTCCGCAATCACGTTGTAGTAGACCGGCTTGCCCATGTCCGGGCCGAAGTCGGTCACCACGTCACCAACCGGCGGCGATACCATCCAACGGTCAAGAACGAGCAGGCCCTTGAACTGGCCTTTGGCAATCGTCTCCGGACGCAACGGCGTTGCGAAGTCCTGACCTTCGATGAGCATGACGGCCAGGCAGCCGCCGTAGAGATTCGCCCACTTTCCCGTATCGCAGAGCGCATCCCAGATGGCCAGGCGCATCATGTCCTGGTCTAGCTTCGAGATGTCATCGGGCTCGACGCCGGAAAACTCCACACCCGCACGCGTCATGTCTTCGGGAAGCGCATCGACAGCCTGACGCACAATCCACGAACCGCGATACGCCGCCTCCAGATTGATCCGGTTGCGGCTCTGATACGAGAGTGCGTAGGAAGAAGCAGAGGACTGGTTATTGGTGCCCCAGCCCACCTGGGCGGCCGCGTTCTGGAAGCTATCCTGAGTGCGGACCGGTTGCGTCACGCCTGCCTTCATGTTTCGACGTGACTTGGACATGCTGGAGTGAATCCTTTCTTGTGGCTCGCGGGCCGTTGGTGTTTTAACCTGCTAACTTGATCCAAACGTCCAGTTCTCTACCGGCCGGCTGGTAGCAGATCATTACGGAGTCTGCGAGGTTAGGAGACATCGTTCCTTCCGGCGCCTTGTCGACGACTACCTTGCCGACCGTATTGATGGTGTAAGTCGGCTGGGACAACTCCATCGTCAACGGGACCAATTCCTCAAGATCAGGATCGATCGAGATAAGGTCGTCCGGGTCGAACGCCATTTTTTCGATGACAGCGCGATAAGTCGCCTGGAACCTAAGTCGCAGCGCCCACCATGCCTGAGCCTTGGCATTGGCGAAGAAGTCCTTGTTCTTGCGCTCCTTGACCATCTCTCCTTCCGGATCATGAACTGCGCCGGACCCCCGAAATGGCTCGTCTCTGACCGGATATTTCCCGGCTGCGCCTCGCTGCTCATTAATCACTCGAGCGTCGCCGCGTACACCCGCACCCAATCCGTCTGCGTCATAGTCGAATGACGTATAGCCGCGCTCGTCACAGATTGCGATGGCCCGCTCGACGGTCGAGAAGATGTCGCTGCCTTTCCCGGACCATGACTTGACATAGTCGAGCAGGAAGCCGTGCCGGCCAGCAAAGGCATTCTTGTCCTTGCCCTCGTCGGCGACGTCAAGCGCACCGCGGCGGTTACCAGTAGGCTCGATGCCAAGCTTGCGGTGAGCACCAATGGCGGCCTGCACCCACTCGGACGGGATAAGCACGCCCTCGGCGGATGCCGCATAGTTAATGTCGATTTCCTGTGCAACCGTGACTGCGTCGAGTACTTCACGCTGTTTGGCGTACCAGGCGTCGTCTTTGCGGGGGTCATCGCGCCAGTGAAACGTAAAGACCTTGATCTTTCCGCTGTGCCGACGTTGGGCAAATGAGTTGCCCATCCCATTCGGAGTCGAGATATCCTGCCGGCAATTCGTCGTCGCCGATAGCGAAGCGTCGACCAGTTGCGGACGCTCGAGAAATGCCGACTCGTCCACGATATAGAAGCTGGCCCGGTCGCCGCGGCCGATGCCGTCGCCAGATTCGCCCGTTATGACCGAGCCAGTATCCGGAAACACTATCCGCATGTGCGGGGCGTTTGCTCCGAGATCCCATGACCCTCGAAACTCCACCGGCAGGAGCGACATAAATTGCCGGGCCTTCCAGAATAGAGATTTCGGCGATCCGATCTTGTCGACGTACTCTTCCTTGCGCGATCCGAATCCAACCACGACGCCTTGATTAAACAGGCATACCGTATCGGCAAGCGCCACCGTCAGCCATGACATCCCCATGTCACGGGTCTTTTCAGTGATGCCGGGTTCCTGAGATTTCCATCGATCAAGGAACCATACAACCCACTCTTCCTGCTTGGGGAACAGGAGAAACGGTATCTGCGCCGGCAATCCGCGCTCAACATTACGAGGGTCAAACGTCATCCCCCAGTCGATGATGAACTGTGCCGGGTTGTCACGGTAGTATGTCTTCAGCGCAGGAACCATAGATGGCTCTGCGCGGATTCTCCTCAGCCTTTCCGCCCGCCATTCGAACACCCGAAGGTAGTCAGGGTTGCGGAAGTCGAAATGGAACGGGATAGGCATGTCATGGATTCATCAGCCGCGCGTATTGCTTCGCCGCTTCAATTGGGTCAGATGCAGCGAACTGCTTAGGGTTGTTATCGCCGCCGGACGCCTCACTGCCAATGCTGTACGCCTCACGCTCAAGCCCGATCAGCGTCTTCAGCGTCTCAGCAAGCTTCTTCATGCTGTCGACACGAGCCGCGCCAGAGATAACCTTGCGGTAGACCTCGTTGCGCTTGTCCTGACCCTTGTCGTCATCCGACCGGAGGAAGTCACCGAGTTGCTCGAATAGATCGACATTGTCGGTTTCGATTTCCAGCTCGCCGAGCAGATTCATGGCGATGGAGCGTGCGCGAGAAATATCCGTGCGGTGCGCCATTCTGATGTTGGCGATTACCTGCGCGTTCGCCTCAACAATCAGGGCATCGGTTGCCACTCTTTCTGCGGCAACCTGGCTGGCAACCTCACGCTTGGCAACCAGCGCTTCAGCCTTTGCCTGTATGCGTTTGCCGAGATCGCGCTCCCACTTCGGCTCTTTGTTTGCGCGCTTCTGGATTGCGGTGTGGGATACCCCATGAGCGGCGGCAATCTCCCGCACCGACAGCAAGCCGGCCCGGTAATCCACCTCGATGCGCTCCCAGTCCGGCGCGGCTTTCTTTTCCTGCGCCATTTCTTACCTTGAGTGATTTATTTCTTGCGGCCCCGAGACGTCTTGGAAGAATCCACTCACGATCCCATCATTTCCGACGCCGTGCGTTCGTAGAACCGTCCACCAATCATCGCGTGATCGCGCAACTCGACGTATTCAAATTGCGTGTGTTTCTTCTGCGTGTCGACGTGGCACAGCATGAAGCCAAGCGCCCACTTCTCTCCGGCACAGTACGTCGCCGCGCGAGCGTGGCCGCACCCTAGTTGGTGCCACTCGCTCGAGCCGAACTGCGGCGAGTAGAACGGCCAGACGATGTGCTTGTGGTGATGCCCATTGAAGCCCGGCACGCCCATGTTCCGGCCTTCCGGGAAGTGATGCGCCATCAGGCAGTCATACATGACGTGATAATTCTTCGCCAGTTCCTGCTTCATGTCGCGCTCACTGAACGCGGCCAGATCCATCCGGGCGATGTAGTTGACCTGATAGTCTTCCAGGCCTAACAGTTTCGGCACCGTGAAGCCGTGCAGGTCAGACAGCACAATCTTTAGCGCGGGCGTCGCTTCGCCGAGGTGGCGGATCAGTCGCGCTTCGTGGTTGCCCTCGATGTAGACGATCTCTGTCTCAGGGCAGGCGCCGCGAATGTCGTTCAGGAAGGCATGCAGCCACTTGATGCGGCCGATCACATCCCATTCGCGCGGGTCGACGCCGTACTTGCCGAACTCAGGCAGATCCAGTGCGTCGCCGTTAATGACGACCTTCTCGGGCTGAACACGCTTGGCCGTATCGATGAAGCATCGACGCCAGAACGGATCGCACTCGATGTCGTGGATGTCTGAGGCGACTAGAACAGTCTGGAAGCGTTTCGAGCTGGGGCGCAGATAGGCGTCTTCCCAGCCTGACTTCTCCACGTTCATGCGGCGCTGCACGTCCTTGCTGGCGTGCTTGGCGATCGCACGCTCCAATCCATGCGCGTGGCGGGACAAAACAATGCCGGCCTGGCGCTTGAACTCGTGGAACGTGCCGAAGTGCCTATTCCATGTGGACTCGGAGATGTCCGAATGCACGCGGAAATAGTTGCGCGAGATTACCTTGTCTTCGTCGATCTTGGCGATGCGCTGAAGCTCGGCTATACAGTCATCCGCCGTCCAGTCTGCTTGGAACTTGCGCTGATTTTCCGAAAGCGGAACCGCACCGCGGATGCGACCGCGCAGCGTGCTCTCAGGAATCCCCAGCGCCCGGGCGGCTGCCGCTATGTTTCCGTGGTCCTTCACGGCTTTCAGCAAGTCGTTAGCTTCCACGGTTTCCCCTTTACGAATTTAGATATGCGCCGAATTCCCCGCACCAATGATCGGCCTCGACAATCGGATGCGTTACAGCCGTGCAACCACTTGATGGTTCGTACACGAACTGAGGCGGGTATCTGCGGCACTGGATTTCTTCGCCGCGCTTTACCGATGCGTGGCGGCAGTTCTTGCAAATCTCCGTATGCTCGACGGGGTCGACTTTCTTTCGAGATGCCATCGGCGCACCAAATAAAAAAGCCGCTCTAGGCGGCAATCTCATCAGAAGACGAGAAGGGGATAGGCGAGGATTACCGCGCTCGGCCCGCATAGCGCCATGGCTCCCAATCGGGACGCGCGACCGACTCTGTTTCACCCTCAATGGAACGGACTGGCATGCGAGTGCGCGCCACTCACCAGTCCAGTACTGCGCGCTCCATTGAAAGCAGTCCGTTGTGCCGTAGGGGTGGACCAAGCCCGAATACTACCGGCGGTTTTCTGTCGCGTGCGGGCTACCGAATCAGCCAATTAGGCGAATCCTGCCGCACTCGGGCTACAACGCGAAGGGACACCGCCCATGCTCGCGCCGAGCTTCGAGGCTAGTAACTGGTGCCCCAGCCCTCCGTGACAAGCTGCCGGGCCTACCGGCTGAAGGCTGGAGCGGGGGACTATTCAGCGGCGTCGATCTGCCCAGCGATGTCCATTAGCGATTTGCGTGCGCCGAGAAACATCGTCGACCACCACAGGTAAAACGCTGTCACTGGGTTCATTTCACCAGCGCCCTCAATGCGTCCAAACGGCTCACGAGCGAAGCCAGCAGAGCCGCATCCAGATTGCGAATGCGCTCAACGTCAGCCTCAATGCTGTCGATCAGGTCGTTTGCTTCTTTCATATCGAATTCTTTCCGGGCTTCTCTCCGGAGAGAGCCGTGTTGCGCGGCAGCGGGCTTGGTGCGACTCAAGACCTTCCGAGTCGCGGCGGGAGGTCAAACAATGCTTCTGCGGCCTTTCTCGCCTTACTCCACTCGCCATCCGTCGTTCTGGACTTGAGCGTCAGCGTAGGCCGCTTGCGTTCTTGCTGGGCTTGCCGTTTCTCGCGCGCCTGCTTGGCTGCATAGACGCCCTCTGGATTACCGTAGCAATTCGAGGGGAGGGCAGTGGAGCGCATGGGCAGAAAGCAAAAAACCCGCGCAGCTTTCGCTGGAGCGGGTTCTACTGAGACGGCTATACCTCGCATTCAGCGAAAGTAAGCTCAGGCACGTGGGCCGAATACAGTCATCTCAAACTGGTTCCGATTATATTTGAATAGCCTCGGGTATACAACCATCTTTTGCAACATTTTCGAGAAATTCTTTTGCGGTCAGTTTTGCGATGCTTTGACGCAGTACCGCACGAGATTCTGCGATCACCAGATCAAACTTGCGACCACGCAAAACGACGTTGTGGCTTTTTCTCATCCGGACTTGAACCTGTTCCGGCGACATCATCC